CATGCCTCCGAAAAGTGAGCGTTTGCAACCGCCGTGTTTCTCACTGAAATAGCAGTAAAAGTAATGAGCTGAACCACACAAACGTAAGCACAACACCATGAGTACATTCCTAAATAAGTGCCATGTTTGTTACCCCACATGGCGAAGGGTGTTTGGATCATGCAATTTTGGTAGGCTTTGCGACCTCTACATAAAACCACCTCATACTAGAACGCCGTCGCAACGCCGCCCTTACAACCAAGTGGCAAAGGTTATGATTCGATTGCGCCAAGTGGGACTTGAATCCACATCTCAAAATAATATTGATATTTTCCATTAAATTATTGGCACATAAATAAAAAATTATATTTTCTCCCAATCTTCATCAGATATATTTGAAATAACGGTTGATTTTCTTGGTAAATTGAACTTATCACACCATTTTCGTATAGCATTATCACTTACGTTAAACATTTCCCCAATTTGAACAAACGGTTTTGTCCTAATTAAAAACTTTAACTCATTTCTTGTTACTGGCAAATGACTTACGTCTGATCTAAGACTATTATGTAAGCATTCTTGGCACAAACCAGTGGTAGATTTAAAACTAATTTTTTTACCACATAGTGAACAAAAACAACTATTATTTTTATCTTGTATATCTTTTATATATTTATCGTAATCTCTTAATGGATACTTCAGTTTTGAGTTATTCCACAAAAATCCACTATTAATATATTGTATAGTGTCCCTGTGAACCCCAAACATATCTCCAATCTCTTTATTACTCATAGAGTAGTTTGAATCTTCTATAAGTATTTTTTGAATTTGACAAACTGTGTCGTCTGTTAATTTTTGTGGAATTGAACGAAAATATTCTCCTATAGTTTGATTATATTCTGGTTTATAATATCCAATCCAGTAACATTCTTTATCTATTAAATTATCTTCACTACACATTTCAACTATTTCAAATCTAAACGCATCTAGACCATACAATCTCATATCTATATATAAAGGATAATAAGAACATTTCCTATGTGTCAATTTTGATTCATTTATATGTTCACACCATCTCTTTTCTATATGTTTTGATTGTCCTATGTAACATTTGTTGTTTTCAATATTCGTGATTTTATATATTCCAATACTTATAACTATCACCTCCAATTGTTCTTCTCACTATATACTTCTACATTCAATCAAAATCTCACACAATTTTTTTCAAAGTAAAATAGGAGGTTATGTTCCCGGCATAAATGTCGGGAACATCCATCCATAAAGAAATTTATTTCTATGGTATCAACTCCATAAATCAAAACTTCTTATAAATTTTCAACATTTCTTTTACAAGATTTTCGTCTGTAGAATGAAAACTAAAACTGGAATAGCCATAATCGTCAGATGTGGCGATAGAAAAACCTTTCATATCATCATCCATCTTAATGGTTTCTTTTTTAGGATTATGTTGAATTTTTGCGTTATATTCAAAATCTTCATTCATATCACAACTAGCACAATCACCATTGCATTTGAAAACATCTTCAATATCTTCTTTATCGCAATCTTCACAATCGTCGTAATCACATTCATCTTCATCAAAACCAATGTTTACTTCGATTACAACTTTTGTGTCGATATAATCCAAAACCTGTCTGTGACAATTGCCAAATACATAACATACTGTAGATTCGTCATATAGATATCCGGCAGGGCGTTCGCCATACGCGTCTCCCCACATTGGTTCTACGCAAATGCCATCTTCATCTACAGTAATGATAAATTCTTTATCATATCCGCCAAAATATTCTGGCTCTAGCATTGTAATTGCGTGGATAACAATATCATTGCATAATAGATATTCTACAATTGTTACTGCTTCGTCATATTTTGCAATAATAGAAACATTTTCACATTCTTCAAAATTTACGTGATCAACAGAATATAGAACGTCTTCGATAAATTCTGAATAACAACAGTAATCAATTCTATCCATAGATTTCTTTGTGTTCATACAAACCACCTCTATGAATTAAATTAGTCATTCAGGAAGTCTTTTGCTTTTTTATAGAATTTTGCTTTTGGAGCATAAGCAGCTTTTGTCATCATTGCTTCGCCAGTCTGAGGATTTCTACATTCTCTGGATTCTTTAAATACAGCTTCAAATTTAGCAAAACCAAAAATATCAACGATTTTGTCTTCTTTCATGCCTTCCAGCATTGCTTCGAAGAATTTTTCTGTCCATTCTGTAGCTACTTTCTGTGTTGTATCCATTTTTTCTGCCATTACTTTAATTAGTTCTTTTTTGTTCATAATTAATTTCTCCTTTTTGTCATAAAAAATAAATAGTTACGTTTTGTTTGTTTTTATTTTATAAAATAGAAAAGGACGGTTATCCCGCCCGTAATCAGTCAAGTTGAATGTCATACAGACAAACCAAACCTGTTTCATCAACAACAGATACGGTCTGTTCTGGTTTATTGGTTTTTCTAATAGAAATTGCATAGCTGTCGTTACCTGATATGCAACCGCTTTCTATCACTTTTGTATCATATACTGTAGTGAGCGCATTAGTGTGTCGATGCCCAAGATATACAAGGTCTGGCTTTTTGCCAAACATCATTGTAAAATTCTGGACAATCGACTCAGGGCGATCTTTGTGACCGTGGGAGCTTGCTACAAAATTTCCACGCACATCAAACATTGCAATTTCTTGCTCGATTCTATTTTCATGAATGAAAATATTAGTAAAATTCTGTAATCTTGCTTGAAGATAATATGTAACTAATAGATCCATGTTTTCACCATCTAAAGAATCTTCTTTTTTAGGAGACACTCTACTATGATTGCCGGGCGTTACATACAGAGAAACCGTATGAAAATGTTCGGACAATTTAACCAACATGGCTGCAACCATTTCTGTTGCAAGTTTGAATTGCTCCATTAAATCCATATTGTTTTGAAGTCTTAAATTGTTATGGATAATGCCACTTACAAGTTCACCACAAATCACATAACAGTTTTCAGAATTATGTAATTTTTGAATCTCTAAAATCCTTTGAATATATTTTTTAATACGTTGTTTGAAAACATTATCATCAAATTTATTATTCCAAAGATTAATTTCAATACCTGTATGTAAGTCAGTACAATGTACAATTAAATCATTGCCGCCTTGATTTGGTTCAATAAAAGAATGTGGAACGTCTAAAACAATGGGCTTTGTTTCTTCGCAAATAATGCGTTGTACCATTTCCAAATAAGATTCTTTTCTTGCTTCTTGTCTAATTTGACGATTATATTCGACCCTTGCATCAGACAGTTTCATGCGTTCTTTCTTCAACTCCAGAACATCACTAAATCCTGTTTCGTTACGAAACTCAGCCGGATCATTAACCCAACCAGCACGAACATACTCTCCAAGCAGTTTGTATCCTTTGCGAACACTATCTCTATGTTCAGAAAAACCTAAAGCATCCGTTCTGAAATCAACAATATCCTGCCATTCAAGAGTAGGGTCTTCTTCCTTTCGTTTCAAAAGAGCAAGTTGCTCTCTTAGAAAATCTTCATTTTTCATCAATGCGGAACACCGCCTTAATATTCTGTTGGATCGTCTAGAGTAACAGTAATTTTAAAAGTCAAAGTTTCAATACCTTCGGGTAGAGCAACTTTAAATTCTTCTGTGAGATCTGTCCCTTGAGAATCCACCAGTACAAGTTTATCAACAAGAATATCTTCAAACTTAAATGTCTTTTTTGCTGGAGTTACTTTTTCTTCTGTTTCTGTAATTTTGATTGCCATTTTACATTTCTCCTTTTAATCATCTTGTCATTTGTTTAAGTGTATATAGTTATAGGATTTCATCCAAATCTGTTACAATAGCGTGAACAATACCTGTATTGATTTGTTCTTGAGCGTCAAGATACCAGTCTTTAGATTTATTTTTCTTATACAGTTTTTCATCCATGCCACTGCGTTTTAGAATGAACTCGCCCATTTCAGCAACTTGCTTTTTGTAATTCTTCTGAGCCTGCTCTGTTTGTTCAAAGGTTCCACCCACAGATCCACTTCCTGTATGTAAAAGTGCTTTAGAATAGGGTAGAGCATATCTTTTATGACCTGCTAACAGTAAAATGGCACCGCCAGAGTATGCCTCGCCAATATTAACAGTAACAATTGGTGTTTTGCTCATAGTCATCACTGTTGCCAAACTCATAGATTCAACAAGCAAACCGCCGGGACTATCAATAAAAATCTTCACTGGTACACGTTTCTCTACAGGAACATCCTTGTCAGCAATATTAATATTGATAATTGCCTTTTGGATTTCGAGAATAGCCATGTCAATTTCAAAATCAATATAGAAAATTCTGTTTTCTGCAAGTCTGTAATAATTCAGCATTGCAGGATCTGGAAGTTGCATATTTTCTAAATTTTCTGGTAGTAGAATATCTAGCATTTGCATACATACACCATATTTAACCTTTCAATCATCATTTATAAATCAACAACCATATCTTTTTCTGAACAAACAACCTTATATGTTCTGTCATTTTCGGATATGGCATTTTTCAATCTTTTCTTTAAATTTTCTTTTGCATCAATGTCACCATGTACAAGAATTAATTTGTTTGTTTTCAAATTACTTCCATACTTAACCAAATCATTAAAATCCGCATGACTACTAAAAGTAGACAGACTGATTGTGTCTGCTCGATTTGGCACTGGCTTTTTATTG